TCTAGAAAAAATTTAGCACTAGAACGAATAGAATCACACGAAAAACTTTGTCGTATTATGCAAAAACAAACTCATCAAAAAATTTCAGGTATAGAAAACGACATAAAAGAAATTAAAAATCATATGCGTTATGCTATGACCGCTTTAGTAGGTGGTATGTTTGCTATAATAATTATTTTATTTGAAAAACTTTAGATCCAATTTTTTAAATCTTCTCCCATTATCTCACTAGCAATGTTTTGTTTTTTACGCAAAGCAATGACTATTTTATCATCAACAGTATTTTCAGAAATAATATCAATATATGTCATAGGTTTTTCTTGACCTATACGATCTATTCTAGCTTCTGATTGAGTTCTTTTTTCTAAATCATAACCATTAGAAAAATAAACCATGGTGCTAGCAGCAGTTAATGTAATACCATAACCACCTGTTTGAGTGGTACCTACAAAGAATCTACATTTATCATCTTCTTGAAATTTTTTAATATTATTTTGTCTTTCTTCTTGAGGAGTTAAACCAAAATAATCTACAAAAGAATCTTTACCATATTTTTCTACAATAGATTTTATTATTCTTGTAACGTCTCGTTGGTAATGAGCCCATATAACAACCTTACCTTCAGTTTCATCTAAAATTGTCATTAACTCATCCATTCTTTTACAAGGTAATTCTTGAACAGTTCCATCATCAGCAACAAAATGACCACAAGTAATTTGATGAAGTCTCATTAGTTGAGTTAATACTGTATTAGTTGTTAATACTTTTCCACGCAAATGAGCTAAAGCCATTTGTTTCATTTGTTGATAAACTTTAGATTGATCAGGAGTTAAACTAACAATTCTTTTCATAAAAGTTTTTGGAGGTAAATCAAGGCAATCATCTTTTAATACGCGATAAGAAAATTCTTTTAACTTATCTGATAACTCTCCTAAATTTTTATAACCTGTAACTACTTGTACAGTTCTAGAACCTATATGCATATTTTTCATTACCGCATATCTTGCTCTAAAAGTATAGTAAGAGTGATGACCTAAAAGATATGGGTCAAGAAATTCACACTGAGTATATAAATCTAATGGAGATTTTGTAATAGGAGAACCAGTTAAAATTCTTCTGTATTTAGAATTTTTAGATAAAGATAATATAGCTTTTGTTCTTTTAGCTCCAGGGTTTTTTATAGTGGTAGCTTCATCAATAGCTGTTAAAGTGTTATGACAAGAAAGAAATTTTTGTGCCCATAATAAACCTTTTTTAGTTGAAAAAGCTTCTACGTTCATAACTAAAATGTGTAGATCTGTTCCTGTTTCAAACAAAGTATTTAATTCTTTTTCTTTTTCTTTTGTAAAAGTAGAAGTCCATAAAACAGTTTTTCTATTAATATGATCAACCATATGATCAGGTATCTCACCATCATACCAATTTTTATATACACCTTTAGGTGCAATAATTAATAGACCGTTAATTAAACCTTTGTCATATAACATAGACACATTGTCTATTAAGACTTTAGATTTACCTGTACCCATTTCCATAAAATATGCATAAGACTCTTTTTCCCAAGATAAATCTAATGCTTTTGTTTGATGAGCATAAGGCTTAGTTTTAAATTTGTACATCATATCTGTTTACTTTTTCTTTCTAAGTGATAGATATATACTTAAAAGAAATAAAGTCAATGACAAAAGTTTATTTAACACAGGATATTCCTATAGATAAAGAGAGCGGTAAACCTAAAATAAATGTAATGGGTGCTCAAAAATACGGAGACATTACTTGTCTTCTTCCTGCATATAGTCAAATGATTTTTTCTCCTGGACCTTTAATTCAAAAACTTAGAACTCTTCTAAAAGACTTTACGTCAGAAGATTATCTTTTATTATCAGGGGATCCTGCTACTATTGGAGTAGTATGTTCAGTAGTTTCGGACATAACAAACGGTAAATATAAGCTGTTAAAATGGGACAGGCAAGAAAAAACATATTATCCACTAGAAATAGATTTATTTTCAAAATAAATCTTGACAATAAAAATCATAGGATTATATATAATTCACGAAAGGAATTAATATGAACGATATAAACTATGAAAAAGATAGAATAGAATCTGTGAGTCAAATAGATTCTGCTAAAAGTCTATCTGATAAAGTTATAGAATTAAAAAGTGTTGAAGACGAAATTAGTAATGCTGAAAAAAGTATTTCACAGCTTAAAGAAAAAGCTAAAAACTTATCTGAGTTTGAAATACCTAAAATGATGCAAGAAATGAATATTACAAAATTAAAGCTTAAAGATGGTGAGTCCGTAGAGGTTAAACCATTTTACTATGCTTCTGTTGCACAAGGAAGAGGAGAAGATGAGTCTTCTTTTTTTGATAGGAAGAATAAAGCTTTTAACTGGCTTCGAGACAACGGCCTTGGTGACATCATTAAAAACGATGTTACCGTTACCTTTGGTCGTGACGAAGATAACAAGGCAATGGCTTATGCTACCCTTGCAAAAGAGCAAGGCTTTGAACCGGTCCAGAAAGAAACGGTTCATGCCATAACTTTAAAAGCACTTGTCAGAGAGCGTCTTGAGGCTGGACATGAGATGCCTTCTGACTTGTTTAAAATCTACGCGGGTAACAGTACAAAAATAAAAAGGAGATAAATATGGACGAGAAACAAGTAACCATAAAAAAGACGCAACTACCTTCAGATATTTTATTTGAAGACGATGCACACCAAGGTTTAGAAAATGTAAAGACTGAAAGTTTAGCTTTACCTATTCTTAAACTTTTACAGAACGGATCTGGAGAAGCGCAACAACGTAATCAAAATTACGTTGAAGGTGCAGAACCAGGTATGTTTCTTAACACTGTAACTAAACAAGTTTATGACGGTGTTAAAGGAATAGATGTTGTACCATGCTACTACAAGCTTGAATACCAAGAGTGGGCAGATTTTGGTACAGGTTCAGGTAGACCGGAAAATATATTTCAAACTTCCGAGATACTTTCAAAAACAAAACAAGACAGTTCAGGAAAAGATAGACTTGACAATGGTCATTATATCTTAACTGTTGGTCAACATTATGTATTAATACTTAATGGTACTAACACTGAACCTGCTCTTATATCTATGAGTTCTTCTCAAGGTAAGGTTAGCAGAAAATGGAATTCTATGATGGCTTCAATAACTCTTGAAGGCAAAAATGGATCATTTACTCCTGCTTCTTACAGCCATAAATACCACCTTAGTTCTGTATTGAACTCTGGTAAAGGTAATCAATGGTATGGATTTAATGTTACTAAAGGTGACATGGTTAATGATCCTAAATTGTACGAAAGAGCGAAACAGTTTCACAACTCATTCGCCGGTAAATAGTGTGAATAGTGGGCGCTGAAGGGAGACTGGAAGCGCCCATACAAACATATGATAGAAAGATTTAAAAAAATATTTCAAGGGTTAAATGTGGCCTATGGTCAAACTATCAAGACGAACGAAATATCTGAAAAAGGTAAACATAAAACAAAATCTTTTACAGTTAAAAAAGTTCCTACTGATGATTTATGGCAAGCACATTTAGATGGCTCTGACCCTGCACTAGGTATTATACCTATTAGAGAAGACAGTACATGTACGTGGGGATGTATTGACTGGGATACTTACCCACTAGATCACAAAAAAATATCACTTGATTTAAAATCAAAACAATTTCCACTAACAGTTTTTAGATCTAAATCTGGTGGTGCTCATTTATTTTTATTTACAAGTGAACCAGTTTCAGCAGAACTTATGCGAAAAAAATTAAAGTCTATGGCAGCTGATCTTGGTTTATCTAAAGCAGAAATTTTTCCAAAACAAATAAGTATTAAAATTGAACGTGGTGATTTTGGTAGTTTTTTAAACTTACCTTATCATAATATGAAAAACACAGTTAGATATGCACATGATTTAAATGGTAATCCATTGTTAGAACTAAACGATTTTTTTGATCATTACGAAAAAATTAAATTAACTTTAAAAGAACTTAATCAATTTGAAATTGTTGCTAAAAAAGAAGATGATGATTTTAAAGGAATGCCTCCTTGTTTAGTCACATTACTAGGACTTAAAGTTTTTGAAGGACAAAGAAATGATGCCATGTACAACGTTGGTGTGTATTTAAAAAAACGTTATCCAGATGAAAGCACGTGGAGAAATAAAATGGATTCTTATAATAATAAATACTTTGTACCACCTATGGGTAGTTCTGAATTAGAAACCACTAAAGATTCTGTGTGTAGAAAAGACTATAGATATAAATGTAAAGAACAACCTATTGAACCTTATTGTGATTCTAAAATATGTTCTACAAAAGAATTTGGTGTGGGTGATGATACACCTGCCGTAACAATATCATCAATTAGAAAATACGATTCTGATCCACCTGTATATTTTTGTGAGATAGATGGTTCTACAGTTGAGGTAGATTCTAAAACACTACATGAACCTGATGCTTTTTCTGTAGCGTGCTTAGAACAAATAGGAACTCCTTTAATGCCTACATCTAAATTAATGTGGAGAAAAATGTTAATTAAACTTTTAGAAAACATAGAACTAACTGATGATAAAGCACCAGACGATTTAAAGACTGGAATTCAATTGCAAGAAGCTTTAGCTGATTTTATTAACAAGACTCCTGGAAAAGAAATTAAAGATATATTGAGAGGTATTGCTTATATAGAAGATGACACAAACACAGCTTATTTTAAGTTTGATAATTTTTGGAAGTATTTAGTAAGAATTAAATGGTCTGATAAAAACATGAATAAAAACAAAGTAATGCGACTTTTACAGACTAACCTTGAAGCTAAAATAGATTATCCCAAGATAAACACTAAGACTGTTAGGTGTTTAAAAGTACCTAGATTAAATTTAGATAGACCCGAACCAACAGAAAGAAAGATAGGAAAACCAGCATGGCAAAAAGAATCATAATACCAGGTCCTCCAGGGACCGGTAAAACATATAGATTATTAAATCATTATATGAAAAAAGAAATATCAGAAAATAAAACTGATCCTAAAAAAATTATTTATATTACGTTTAGTAAAGCTGCAGCAAGAGAAGCAGAAGAAAGAATAACTGAATTGTTTCCAGATATAAAATTAAAGTATGTATCTACTATGCATGCTATGGGTGCTCAAGAAACTAAAATAAATACAAAAGATAAATTATTAAAAGGTGTTAGTCAATGGAATCAATTTAAATTATACGAACCAAGAGCTAAGGCCTTAAATGTTAAATCTACATTAGATGAATTTTCTGGACAAACAAGATACGAGGATCCAATACTCCAAGTTAGAAATTATTCTATATCTAAAAAAATAACTTTAGAAGAAGCTGCTATTCAATGTGGTTATGTAGCTTGGAATAATATTGATCTTGCACATCAAATACATGTTTCATTAAAAAAATATAAAGAAGCTACAGGAATGATAGAGTTTCACGACATGATAACTAAATTTATAGAAAGAATTAAAACAGATGATACTTTCTTTTCTTCTGATGTTGTATTTTTAGATGAAGCTCAAGATTTAAACCCTCTTCAATGGGAGATGTTTGATGCAATTGAAAAGAAAAGTAAACGTTCTTACATAGCAGGTGATGATGATCAAACCATTTATGGTTTTCAAGGTGCAGAACCAAACATATTTATTAACTTAGAAGGTGAGATAGATGCACAAGTTAAATCAAGAAGAGTTCCAAAACTTGTTCATGAAATTGCAACAGATATTTTAAATAGAATAGGAACTAGAAGAGAAAAAAAATGGGAACCTAGAGATGAACAAGGTGAAGTACATAGAAATGTTAGAATTGAAGACATAGATTTTACAAAACAAAACTGGATGATTTTAGGTAAAACAAATAAACTAGCTATGTTAGCTGCAGATCATTTGTACCATAAAGGTTATAGATATGATTCTAAATCTTCAGAGCATTTACCTAAAGATAATTTAAAAGCATACAGAACTTGGATTAATTTAAACAAAGGTGCAAGCGTGGACACTAAAGATGTTAAGGTAATGTATTCATTTTTGAAGGTTAAAAAAGGCCATATAGAACGCGGTTTTTCGAGCGGTAAGAGTTTTCAAAATTTATATAGCGTAGATTTAGAAGAACTAAAAAACAATCACGGGCTTCTAGTATCGGGCGACTGGGAACAATTAGATTTTTCTGATGAAGTAAAGGATTATATGAATCACCTTATAAAACATGGTGATGACTTAATGCAAGATTCAAGAATAGAAATTACAACCATACATCAATCAAAAGGTAGAGAATGTGAAAATGTAATTTTGTTTTCTGATTTTGGTCATGAAGCAGCTGCAAGTTTTCTTTATGAACAATACGAAAAAAAACCTGACGAAACACATAGATTGTTTTTTGTTGGAACAACCAGAGCTAAACAAAGATTGTTTATCTTACAACCGGAGACACCATATAGTTATGACATCTAAAAAAGAAAATCCATATTTAAAACAAGTTTCAGGAACACATTATATGTATATGAAAATACAGCCTTCAGTGTTTGCTAATGAAAACAAATTACTTTTTGCAGAAGGAAACGCAATTAAATATATTTGTAGACATCACCTTAAAGGAGGGGTAGAAGATATAGATAAAGCAATACATTATTTAGAGATGATCAAAGAAAGAGACTATAGTTAATGTTTGACGATATACCTATATGGAACTCTCCTCAAGAGTTTAAGGATTTAAGTTCTTATCCATACATTGCAATTGACTTAGAAACAAGAGACCCTGGACTAAAGAAAAAAGGATCTGGCTCTATTGTTGGTGATGGTGAAATAATTGGAGTAGCTGTAGCTGTAGAAGGTTGGTCAGGTTATTATTCTTTTGGTCACGAACAAGATAATTTTTTTTCTAAAGAAGCTGTGATGAAATGGTTAAAAGATATTTGTGCTTTACCTTGTCCTAAAATATTTCACAATGCCATGTACGACGTTTGTTGGATACATGCTTATGGGGTTCACATAAATGGAATTATAGTTGATACTATGATTATGGCCGCGATTTTAAATGAAAATAGAATGTATTACTCATTGAATTCATTGTCTTATTTAGAGTTAGGAGAAGTTAAGTCTGAAAAAGCTTTACAAGATGCAGCAGATAAAAAAGGTGTAGATGCAAAATCAGAAATGTATAAACTTCCTGCGTCTATGGTTGGTAGGTATGCTGAAAAAGATGCAGAACTTACACTAAAACTTTTTAAAAAGTTTTCTTCACAAATAAGACAACAAGGTCTTAAAAAAATATTTGATCTTGAAGTTAATCTTTTTCGTTGTTTAGTTGATATGCGATTTCAAGGCGTTCGCGTAGATATAGATAAAGCTCATAGATTGAAACATGTATTAGAAACAAGAGAAAAATCATTATTATCAGAAGTAAAAAAAATAACAGGAGTAGATGTTCAAATATGGGCAGCACGATCAATTGCCAAAGTTTTTGACCACCAAGGATTAGATTATAAACGTACTGAAAAAACTGGTGCACCATCATTTACAAAGAATATACTATCCACACACGGAAATGAAGTAGTAAAAAGAATAGCTGAAGCAAGAGAACTAAATAAAACTCACACGACATTTATAGATACAATTATAAGATACGAACACAAAGGTAGAATACATGCAGATATAAATCAACTAAGATCAGATGCAGGTGGAACTATAACAGGTCGTTTTTCTTATTCAAATCCAAATTTACAACAGATACCTTCAAGGGATGATTTATTAGGACCTGCAGTTAGAGGCTTATTTATACCTGAAGAGGGCTGCGATTGGGGATGTTTTGACTACAGCCAACAAGAACCTAGACTCGTTGTACATTACGCGGCTGATAATGATATCATTAGTGGCGATGAATCTGTACAAAAAATGGTTAAATCGTTTAACGAAGACCCTAAAATGGACTTTCATAAAATGGTTGCAAACATGGCTAATATTGAGAGAAAACAAGCTAAAACTATCAACTTAGGTTTATTTTATGGGATGGGTAAAGCTAAACTACAAGCGTCATTGAATCTAGAGACGAGGGACGAGGCTGAAAAACTTTTTGAAAAGTATCACAGTAATGTTCCTTTTGTAAAATCATTAATGGATTGGACTTCACGTGATGCACAAAGATTAGGAGAAATTCAAACTATTGGTGGCAGAGTTTGTAGGTTTGATAAATGGGAAGAAGCTGCTTATAGACCTGGAGTCTTAACACCTCCTATGACATGGGAAGAAGCTGCAAAAAAATTTGGTGAAAATTCTATCAGAAGAGCTTACACATATAAAGCATTAAATAAATTGATACAAGGTTCTGCAGCTGATATGACAAAACAAGCTATGTTAGATTTATATGAAGAAGGTATAACACCTCACATACAAGTTCATGATGAATTAGATATTTCAATTGAAGATAACGCGCAAGGTAAAAAAATAGTGGAAATTATGCAAGATGCAATTGAATTAAAAGTTAAAAACAAAGTTGATTTTGAAAAGGGACCAAGTTGGGGCGATATAAAATAATAGAAAAATGGAAAGTGTTCTCTTTATATTATAGAGAATATATAGTAGGATTCTTAGCTGGATTTATTTTAGCAAATTTATTATGGCTTATTTAAATGCAAACATACCAACAACGTATGCTCAAATAAGGAGAGAATATTTATATGACCTTAAAAAACATCATGGAGAAGTTGAAGATTGTATTATCTTTGGTCTTACAAGTATGGGAGGTCGTGCTATATTATTTCATGCTCTCATGGAAAACGGTGCAATATTTTATCGCTTACCAATTAGCGCGTTTATTCAAAAGGGATTTGAACCATCCAGAGTGCCCACAAGACGACTTGATGAATTGGAGCTTTGGAATTGTTTTAGTTATTATCCTACTGTTACTCATTGGTCTATTTTAAGTTCTGCTTCCGGTTATTATTTTGGTAAAGATAAGAAGAAACATCACGGTGCTTATTTATTTACTGTTGACTGGGCTCACCCAGATGCTAATATACTAGACACCGATCATTCGGAAATACCGCACGAACACAAGTGCGCTCACATAATTGCCTTAGATGATGGTAATTTTGCAGCACAACCTAACAACAGATGTATATGGGATCTACCTTCTTTTACTGTAAAAGATAGTACTCCTGACTGGAAAGTGCAAACTAATGAATGGAATGTAGAAGATTCAGGTAAATGGAGAACTGAAGATACTGATAAATTCTTTTACGAAATTGAGGAAAAAAATGATTAAATGTAAAATTTGTAACCATGAGTGTCATTGCAGTGAAGATCTTCACGGCGATGAGTATGGTCTTTGTGTTTGTGAAACATGTACTTGTAAAAGAGAAAAAGATCGTGCAACAGATTCAACTTATGAAAATGAAAAATGAATTTAGTAGACCTATTAAAGAAAAATATAGTAATGGTACCGGTGGTAGCTTCAGTGCTAGTCGGAACATTT